GGCCCCGGCGGCGGCTGCCCTTTCACGGGCTGCTCGGACCACCGGGGCGGCCTGCTGCGCGGCGACCAGGTCGACGATGCGGCGCAGCTGCCGCAGCTGCGCCGCTTCTGTGGCCAGCCCGGCGAGGTCCAGCCACGCTGGTGTCCAGGTCCTGATGAGCCAGTCGAGCGCCAGGTACCCCCGCTGCTCATCGAGGCCGTCTCCGGCGGTGCCGATCAGGCGGGGGATCAGCGGCCGCAGCTGCTGCCGCCGGTCATCGCTCAGCACGTCGTTGAGGCTGCGGCCGTACACGCCGAGGACCGGGCTGGCGCAGGCGGGTTCGTCGGTCCAGTCTTCGCCGGCGACCCAGGCCACGGCCTCCATCAGGCAGGCAGGTGGGCCGCTGCGCGGCAGCTGGTCTCCGATCCACGGGGCGTGCGCCCCTTTCCCGAGGCGGATCTGGTCGAGGTCCAGGGGGCGGACCATGGTGGACTCTGGCATTGGTGTTGCTCCTCCCGCTATCGGATGCTTCATGTGAGGACCCCGCGGATGCGGGGGATGATCGTGACTTGCTGGGCGGCGCGGGTGATCGCGGTGTACAGCCAGCGCTGCCCGGCCAGGTGCCCGGCGGCGGCCGCCTCACCCCGGTCGGGCAGCCCGGCCTCCCGCCGAACCCGGGCCTTCGTCTTCTGCTCGATACCGGCGAACACGGCAGCCTCGTCCACCACCAGCACCCGGTCCCACTGGCTGCCCTGGGCTTTGTGGACGGTGATCGCCTGCCCGAACGTGGCGGCCACCACACTGCCGCGGCCGTCGCGTTTGGCCCGCTTCTCCCCCTCCAAGCTTTGAAACCCGGCGCGCCAGCAGGTGATCAGCCGCCGGGTCGCCTCGTCGTCGTCGACCACCAGACGCACCCGGTCCTCGTACCGGTCATCGACCTCGGCCTGGATCACGTCGAACTGCTGCCCGTTGAACACCTCCGCGTCGCAGCTGTTGGCCAGGGCGATGATCCGGTCGCCGGGCACGGGCAGGTCCCCCAGCTGGCCACGCAGCGCGCGGAGGAGGTGGATGGCCTGCCAGCGGGTGGCGTTGGTGCCGACCAGCACCTGGTCGGCGGCGAGCAGGTCGGCCACGCTGACCTGCTCGGCCCGGCCGCTGTGGCCGTCGGCGCCGGGGATGCCGTAGAGCCGGTCACCAGCTGGGGCGCCACGTACCGCGGTGGCCAGCCGGGTCACCGGGCTGTCCAACGCGGAGCGGTGGATGTCGGTCAGCAGATGGTCCGGGACGGTGTCGATGAACCAGCCGCCGCCCTCAACCGGAGGCAGCTGCGCCGGATCCCCCAGCACCAGGGTAGGCACGTCGAAGGAGAGCAGGTCGGCGGCCATCGGGGCGCCGACCATCGACACCTCGTCGACCACGAGCAGCTGCGAGCCGGTCAGGTCCGACTCGTCCGGGTCCCGCAGGATCCAGTTCGGTGTCTCCAGCTTCCGTTCCTCGGCCCGGATCTGCGCACCAAGGATCTCCCGGGTGGTGGGGTCGAGCTCCTGGGCCAGCTGGTCGTGCAGCTCCCGCAGCTTCGCCCTGGTCTTCTCACTGGGCAGGTAGATGAGTGAGTGGATGGTGCGCGCGTCGAGGCAGCCCTTGGTGCGTAGCACATATGCGGCTTTGCCGGTGAACGCGGCGTAGACCACCCGGGTGCAGCCGAGCTGCTCGACCAGGTGCCGCGCCAGGGTCGTCTTGCCCGTGCCAGCAAAACCGAACAGCCGGAACACCTGCTGGCTCCGGTCCTGCCACCAGGCGGTGGCCTTGCGGATCGCCTCGGCCTGCTGCGGCGCCAGCTCCAACACAGCGGTGGCGGTCATGGGCGGGCTCCGTTGCGGGTGTAGGTGGGGTAGATGGCCGGCAGAGCGCGCAAGGACCGCCGGTCGGCGGTGCGTAAGGGTCGGATGCCGCACAGTGGGCAGGATCGGGAAAGGCCACCCTGGCGTTTGATCTGCCGCTCCCGCGCGCGGGTGCCGTCCCAGATCCGGGCCAGCCGCCACTGGATCCCGGCCGAGGCGACCACCGCCAGCAGCCGGGCGCCGTTACCCGCCGCGTGGTCGGCCAGCCGGGTGGTCAGCTCACCACCGGTCCAGCCGAGGTAGTGCCGGGCGTGCTGGTAGGGCGCTTCGAAGTGAAGCAGGTAGATGGTGCCGACCGCGGCGGTCACGGCAGCACACCCTGGAGCTGGAAGGTCCCCAGCAGTGGGCGGATGCCGTGGCGGTGGGCGATCGCCCACGCGCGTAGCCGCACCCGGGTGGGCCGATCGGCCTGGCCGGCCCACGGCCACCACAGCTCCGCCCCGGGGAGCTGCCGCACCAGCTCCCGTGCCCGCTCGACCGGGGTCATCAGGGCAAGCGGGCACACCAGCGACGGTGGGATCTCGTCGAACCCGTGCCGCGGCTGGTAGCCGGCCGGGGTGGCGGCGATCAGGTCGCAGGCGCGTGGGCCGGCCGCCCGGTGCGCCCCGCCGGGCGCGCACGCCAGCAGCAGCGTGGTCAGCTGCTCGCGGGTCCACCCGGCTGTGGTCGGGCGGCCCGGGTCCCGCCAGATCGAGGACAGCAGCAGCAGCGTGGCGACCGCGCCGGCGATCACAGCCGGGCCGAAGGTGACCAGCAGCAGCAGGTCGGGGCTCACCGGGTGCTCCGCGACCCCAGCCGGCAGCGTGACCGGTCGGTGTGCCCGCAGAGCCGGGCCCGGCAGAGGAAGATCTGCTGCCGCTCGGTCGGGTTGGTGCCGCCCCACACGCCGTGCCGGTGCCCGTTCTTACGCCCGGTCAGCTGCCGCTCGTGGCTCAGGGCGTAGTCCAGGCACTGGGTGCGGACCGGGCAGCGGCGGCAGAATGCCTTGGCCGGCGCCGCTGCGGTGCTGTGCCGCCGCTGCGGGAAGAACAGCTTGGCGTCGACGTCGGCCGGGCGGCAAGCCGCCCGCAGCATCCACGCCGCCACCTCGAAGGCCAGTACGGCGCTCATCGGGGTCTGCCCACCTGCCGCAGCAGCTCGGTCGCGGCCGGGGTGACCGCCCGCATCAGCACCGTGGAGGCTTCCGCGGCCAACGCCCGGTCGGCGGCCTCGAACAGGCCGGGTGGGACGATCAGCGGCTCACGCCGCTGCCGCTGCTGGGCCCGCAACCTTTGCAGGGCTTCCTCGGCCCGCTCCGCCCGCGCGCGCCACCCGCGGGCGTGGATGGTGGTGATCCGCCACGTCACCAGGACCGCGAAGGTGACCAGCAGCAGCACACCGGCCAGGCGCAGCAGTATCAGCCCGGCGGTCACGGCCGCCCCCCGAGCACCAGACGCTTGCGTGGCGCTTCTTGCAGCGGGTCGCCGTGGCCGGCCGTCTCGAACAGGCGCCGCAGCTCGGCGAGCCGTTGCGCCGGTTCCTGACCGGGCAGCCACAGGGCCGCCTGGGCGTGGCCGACCAGCCGGGCCAGCTCGGCCCGCCGCCGCCGCGAGCTCGCGGCGGCCGGCCGGGGGGCGTGCGCCCGCCACCCGGCCCCGTACCCGTCCGCGTAGCCGCCGGCCAACGAGCTGGGCAGCAGCCCGTAGACGACCAGCAGGTCGACCGCCTGACGGGCCGAGGAGACCGGCAGGAACACCGGCAGTCCGGCCTCGGCGGGGCGGATCACCAGCTCAACCAGCGGGGTGCCGTCCGTATCGACCAGGTCACGCAGGATGGTGACGGTGGCGCCGGTGGACGGCTGACGCCAGGAGGAGTTGCTGCTGGACTGCCAGCCGCCGTGGGTGCGGGCCCAGCGCAGCGCGGCGGCCGCCACCTGCCGCTGTGAGCACCACGGCGGGTTCACTGGACCAGGCCGGTTGGTCCACCCACCCGGCGACGGCCGGCCGGTCGCGCACCATTCGCAGTCAACGAACCCGGCGTGGGCTTCCTGGGCGGGCAGCAGGATGCCGCAGCCGCAGCGCACCTCTACGCCAGCCTGCGGTAGGGTTTCAGACATCCGGATCTCCTTTCACGCTCCGGTGTGGCCCCGCCCGTTGCACCGGCGCGGGGCCGACGTCGTTCAGCTGTGAACACCCGCCCGGGCTTGGTGCCCACAGGTGTGGTTTGCGCCCGTCCGCAGCGGCCGGGGGGGCTTGGCTGCGGCTGACGCGGTGGGTTGTGTGTGTGGCACAGCCCGGGCGGGTGGCTTCGGGGCGCCCGCTGCCGGGCGCCGGGGTGTGGCTGGCGGGCGTGGGCTGAGCAGCAGCGTGGTGACGACCTGGCCGGCCAGCCACAGCGGCAGCAGTGTCAGCTGGGCCACGTCGAGGCTCGGCAGGCCGGTGATGGTGGCCCACGCCACGGTGGCGTACGCGCTACCTACGGCGGTGACCACGCCACCGGCGATCGTGATGACGATCACCGGGAAGTCCAGGTTGGCCATCCGGCTCACCAGTTCCCGCACAGCCACAGCAGCAGCAGGCAGAGAACCACGACGGCCAGGACCGGGCCGAGGGCACTGCGCTCGGTCCGGAGCTGGCCGACCAGCTCGGGGGCGGGAATGGTGGCGCCGGCGAACGGGCCGGCGGCCGGGACGTGGGCGCCGATCCGTTCCCTGCTCCGGTCATCGACGTGCCGGTCAGGCTGCTCGGGGGCGCGGTGCCGCCCCGGGTTGGCGCTCATCGCGGCTTGACCGGTGGCTTGGGCCGGGGAGGCTCCGGCGGGCGGTTTCTGACCGGCCGTGGCGGTGGCCGGTCCGCTGGCCTGCCGGGGTTCACTTCGTTCACTTCGTTCACTTCGTTCACCGGAGGTCACCAGCCGGCTCCGGCGCGGGCACGGGCTCGGGCAGGAACCGGGCCAGCGGAACCCCGACCGCATCGGCGATGGCCTGAAGCTCCGAGATCCGGAACTCGACCTGACCGGAAAGCCGGGCGGAGATCGCCGACTGTGACATGCCGACCTTGCCGGCCAGCTGGCGCCCGCTGATCCCCCAGTACGCCAGCTCAGCCCGCACCTTCCGGCGGATCGTCTCGTTATGGGGCATGCCAACACGATGACCAGATTTTCTGGCAACGTCAAGGGCTGGCTGGTAGCCGATCCGAGAATCAGCCGAACGACTGACCCGTAGATGACCTACAGGGGTTGCCTATGACCCGCTCAGCGGGTCATCATGTCGCCATGACGACGAGACCCACGCTAAGCGCACAGGTCGCTGAGGAAATCCGAGCGCTGCTGGCACGCCGCAGGATCAGCGGCAGGCATCTCGCAGAGGCGACCGGCATGTCCCAGAGTGCGATCTCGGCCAGGCTCACCGGCGCAACCGCGATCGACCTTGACGACCTACAGCGGATCGCGGCGGCGCTCGACGTGCGGGTGCTCGACCTGTTTCCGGTCGAAGTTGCCGAGCCGACCCCGGCTGTCTCGACCCGGCCGCGGGTGGTCACCCGGGCCGGTGAGCCCAACCCCCACAGGTTAACTTCCCGCTATCCCGGATCCACCCACATCGTCACCTCTCCTCCCCCGAACGAGCTCCGTCCCCAGACCACCCGGTCACACCCCGGCTCCCCCGACCAGGCCAGCACCCGCCCGCAGCCCAGCACCCACCACCCCCGGCCGGTCCGACTCTCCCGCCCAGCCGGGCCACGCCCCCAAGGCCCCGACCGGCCGATGACTACAGCGTGAACCCAGACGGTGACCTGATCGAGGATTTTCTTGCGGCGCTGGCCCTGCAGGGCCGGGCCGCGAAGACGATCCGCACATACGGCGTTGTCCTTTGGGCGGCGCACCGGGAGCTGCCCCACGGGGTGCCCACGGCCACCGGCGACGAGATCGCCATGTGGCTGACCCCCTACCGGGATCCAGCCACGAAACGCACCTACCTCGCGGCCTTCCGCGCCTTCGCGGCCTGGGCGGTCATCACCGGGCACCTGGACCGGGACGAGGCCCGGACGCTGCGCCGCCCACCGCAACCGGCCGGGCTGCCGAACCCCTGCACCGACGACCAGCTGGCGACCATCCTGCAGCGCGCCCGGCAGCCGTGCCGATCCTGGTCGACGATGGCGGCCTATGCCGGGCTGCGGTGCTGCGAGATCGCCGGGTTGCACCGGGAGCACGTCACCGAGGGGCGGCTACGGGTAGTCCGCGGGAAGGGCGGCAAGGCGCGCGTGGTGCCCACCCACCCCGCGGTATGGAAGGCGGTCGCCGGGCTGCCGGCCGGGACGGTGGCGCCCGGCCGGTCAGGCGACTACGTCAGCGGCCGGCTGCGGGCGGAGTACCTCGCCCTCGGGGTGGACGTCACCGCCCACCAGCTGCGGCACTGGTACGGCACCACCCTGGTCGCCAACGGCGCGAGCATCGAAGAGGTTCAGGTCCTCATGGGCCACAGCCGGATCACGACCACGCTCGGGTATGTGCTGGTCGCCGGCCCCCGGCTGGCCGCGGCGGTCGCCCGGCTTCCGGCGCTCAACGCAGCCTGCGCGGCCGCCCCGGATCCTGCGGCCGGCCGGTCGGGTCGGTAACCACCACCACCGGCAGCTGCACCTGCCGGGCATGCGCCGGCCGGGCCACCACCACCCGCACCGCCCGGCCCTCCACCAGTAGCCGCCGCGCGGTGCCCGGATCTGCGGTGAGCGCCACCAGCGTCCAGCGCATCGCCAGGCACAACCGGGCGCACTCGTATCGCCACCGGTCCGCGGCGCGGCCCGCCGGTACGTAGACCACGGCCGTCAAGGTTCGGAGGGCATGGCGGAAGTTGGTGATCCTTCCTCCCGCCGGTACCGGGTCCAACGCCGTACGGCCGTTACCGGTCACTCCGGAGTGACCCGGATCACTCCTCGCTGCCCTTTGGTGACAACGAAATCCGCCCCGCCCCCCGGGGAAGGTTCCGGAGGGGGCGGGGCGGGTTGGTTACTCGAGGGCCTGGGCGAGGCGGGCGAAGTCGTCGTTGTGCTTACGCCGGAAGTGCAGTGTGTGCTTGCGGCCTGCGGTGGTGTGCAGCGTGATCGACCCGTTGACCAGCGCACCGGCCGGCCGGTGCCGCACCTGCGCGATCTGGTCGCGTGCCAGGACCAGGTCGCCGTCGGTGTGCTGCTCGCCGAGCAGCGCCAACCGTGCGATCTTGGTGGTGCCGCGGGCCCGTAGGGTCCGCTGGCTGGCGTCCCACCACACTGTGATCATGTAGCCGTCGATCTGCATCATGACCGGGGAGTATCACCCTACGGTGGCAGGGTCGTCAACAGGGGCCGGGCGGAAACGCGGCGGCGGCCCCCGGCCGGGGGGACCGGGGGCCGCCGCCACATAGGGGTGCGATGCCGCAATGGAGCCCGGTCTACGCGACCGGGAAGACGCAGGGCTCGACGGTGATCGGGGCCGAACGCGCGGACACGCCGCAATGGAGCCCGGTCTACGCGACCGGGAAGACGCTCGGCGGCCTGCCGGCGCCGTGCCTCGGCCGGCACGCCACAATGGAGCCCGGTCTACGCGACCGGGAAGACGACTGGCATCCTGGCACCCAACCGATCCAGTTGTCAAGGTCACCGGTGCGGCTGCGTGCCCGGCGCGGGTCGGGTCCGCATGTCGGCTACGGTGGCGCCGGACCAGGCACGCCGGCGGCCCCACCGCCACACCAGCAGCGGCCCCACGGTGCCGGCCAGGATGAGCGCCGCCGCTGCGGCGCGTGGGGGCAGGTCCAGCCCGAACGCGGCCACCAGGCCGATCACGGCGGTGGCGATCGCGGTCCAGGTGGCCGGCCGGCGTAGCGGCTCGGTGTCGTTCGGATCCGGCACGTACTCATTGACCTGACTCAACTCTGCTCCTGTTCGTCTGGGAGGCACGCCAGGATGCGGCGTAGCCCTCCGTCTGGGGTCACCACAACGAGCTCCGCCTGGTGCCACCCGTCGGGGCAGGCAGGCCCCGGCGGCCCGGCCAGGCCCTGAGGCCCGGCAGGACCAGCTGGTCCCGCCGGGCCGGCAGGTCCTTGTAGGCCGTCGGGGCCTGCGAATCCCTGCTCACCCTGCTCACCTGGCACGCCCTGGTCTCCAGGTTCACCCCGCTCACCTGGGGCGCCGGCCGGCCCTCGTAACCCTTGTAACCCTTGTAACCCTTGTGGCCCGGGCGGGCCGGGCGCGCCCTGTTCCCCGCGTAGCTCGGCCGGGTCGACGACGCACAGCCCGCCGAGTTGCCGCACCTGCCCGCACAGCTGGTCCACCGCGGTGACCGCCCGGTCGGCCCGCTCCGTTTCTTCGGCCGTGCGTACGGTCATGGTGGCGATGCCGTAGCCCATCGCCAGCAGCGCCACCCCGGCAACCACGCTGGCGACCACCGTGCGCCGTTTCTGCCGCCGCGCCACCTCCGTCAGCTTGCGGGTGGTGTCAGGGCTCACAGCGCCCCCTGGCGGCGCAGCGCGGCCAGCTCGGCGCGGGCCTCGGCAAGCTTCTCCTCGGCCGCGTACCGCGCCTGCCGGGCCTGCTCGGTGCGTTCGCGTGAGGACCGCGAACGCGCTTCGGCCGCGTCGGCGCGCCGCTCGGCCCGGTCGATCGCCTCCTCGTACTGCTTGCGGTCCTCCCGGTTGGACCGCAGCAGGTAGCCGACGACGATGACGAGCACGCCGGCGCCGCCAGCCGAGACGAGTGCCGCGATCTCACCCACACAGCGACGCTCAGACCTGCTCGGTTGGCTGGTCCAGCCCGCCCAGCGCGGCCCGGACGCCGGCCTCCGCGGCGGCGACCAGCCGCTCGTCGGCGACGTCGTCGAGCTGCTCGCGTAGCCCGGCCAGCACAGCCGGCACTAGCACCTCACCGAGCTGCTCGAGCAGCACGGTCCGGAAGGCGGTCAGCGACCCCTCGATCTGGGCCGCCGTGTCGTCATCGGTGACTGCGGCCAGGATGGCGACCTGCCGGGCTTCGATCTTGGCGGCCCGTTCGGCCGCGGCGACTGCCCAGTTGCGGATGCTGGCCAGGTAGCTGGCGGCGGTCCAGAACTGGTTGGTGCCGGCGGTGGCGGCCGAGGACGGGGCGCGGATGATCCCGTCGGTGTTGAAGATCTTCTTCACGTCGTCGTTGGTGAGGGGCATGTCTTCCTCTCTGGGTTCGAAGAACCGCTGGAACGGGCCGAGCTTGGAGCGCCGCTCGGAGTCCCGGTAGTAGGAGATGTGCAGGTGCGTCTCGTGTGAGTCGCCGGCGGCGCGGCGTACCGGCGACCAGCCGGCGAGGTGGTCCCACCGGTAGGCCCGGCCGTCACCACCGGGGCCGATCAGCTCCCGCACATCGCCCAGCCGGCCGGCCCGGGCTTCGAAGGTCAGGAAGGAGGTCAGCAGCACCAGCCGGGGGAAGCTGCCGATGTCCAGGGCGCTGGCGGCGTCGGTGAGGCCGGCCCGGTCGCGGGCGGTGCGGGCGGAGTAGTCGTCGGGGATCAGCCGGTCCTCACCGCAGTGGTAGCCGCCATCGTGCGCGGTGTCGCCCACGATTCCCAGCGACGCCCACGGCAGGCCGGTGCGCGGGCGCAGGTAGGTGCGGGCGTCGAGCAGGGTCTGCGGTGCGTAGCTCACCGACCGGTCTCCTCTCAGTTGGTTGAGTCGACGGAGATCCGCCGGTGTGTGACCGCACCGCCGGAGCCGGCGGCCACCCGGTGGACGGTGCGGACGAAGTGGGTTGCCCCGACGGTCAGCCCGGTGTGTATCTTGGACTGGCTCTGCCCTTCCTCCGCACCGGAGGTCTTTGTGGATATGGCGTTGTTGTCTTCGCCGGCTTGGATCAGCGTCCCGGCCGCGGAGGCACCCTCGTACAATTCGTAGCTGAGCCAGATCCGGTTGGTGCCGTCGCTGTGGATCCGGCCGTTGACCTTGATCTCGACTTTGCCGGAGGTGCCGGCAACGAACACGGTTTCGCAGGTGCTGGCACCCGGGATGTAGGTGGTGGAGCTGATCCCGGTGATGTCGGTGGTCGCCTCGTTCTCGGCCGCGGCCGGGAAGTCCAACGCCCGGATCGTGTCACCCGCAAGCGGCATAGCCACTCCTCATAGTGCGTACCTGGCCGGCTGCCACAGCTCCACCTGCTCGCCGGCGTCGATGCTCACCCCGGTGGTTGTGTTGACCGGGGTGAGCTGCACGGTCATCGCCTGGGCCGCGCCCGTCGGGGCACTGATCGCGGTCACCCGCAGCCGGCAGCCACGCACCCGGATATCGAACGGGAAGTCGGCCACGGTGGACCACAGGTCGTTGCCGCCGGTCTGGTCGGTGACCTCCAGGCTGGTGTCGGTGCCCACCTCGAAGGCGGCGGAGGTTCGGGAGTCGTAGGGGGAGTAGCGCATCGGCGTGTCCGGGTCCGGCTCCTCCGCGTCGCCGGCGTACGCCCCGACGGTCCACGGGGCGGCGGGGGTGACGACCGCCTGCCAGGTCCAGTGCCGCCGGCCCCGCACCGTGTGCTCGATACCCTCGATCACCTGGTCGACCGGGCCGGGTGGATGCTGCGTCGGCGGGTTGAGCACCTGCACCCGGTCCCCCAGCCGGGCCGCGGCCGCCTGTTCGACCAGCCCGGGTGCGGCGTGCAGCGGGATCTCCAGCACCGGGTACCGCAGTGTGCGGCCGACCGAGCGGGTCAGCTCCCAGTTGGCCCGGTCAGCCAGCCGCATATCGTCAGGGGCCTCCACGTCGAGGCTGTCGTCCTTACGCCCGCGGCGGACCTGGTCGGCGATGTCGAGCGCGGTAGCCTCACCGCCGTCGCGGCGGCTGACCGTCCACTCGTTCCGCACCCGCTGGTCGTCACGGATCGGCTCGAACGCCCGCCCCAGCTGCCGCAGCGCAGCGTCGATGGTCAACGCCGGGCTCTGGTTGTAGCGGGAGGCGCGGGTGCGGTACCGGTAGCCGAACCCGGCTTCGGACAGTATGCCGTCGTCGGCCGCCTCGCAGGCGCGTAACACGTCGACCAGGGCGGCCGGGTACTGCGGCCCCATCAGCTCCGTGTCGTCGGTGTCACCTATCAGCTCGAACGGGATGTCGTTCTCTGCGCAGATCCGCAGGGCGCGGAACCCGGCGTGTTCGCCGGTCCACCCGGCTGCGGCCGGTGCCAGCCCCGACAGGCTCTCATCCCACACGGCCACGTGCGACAGCGCCAGCGGGGTGCCGCCGCCGGCGCCCGGGGCGTAGGACAACCTGACCGCCCCCACACCGGTGAGCGGCTGCGACACCTCCACGCCGGAGATCGCAATGGTGCCGTCGACCGTGAGCTGCCAGGAGATGTTCCCGGCGCTGGCGAACGCGGCGAAGCTCAGCCAGTGCGGGTCGTTGTTGAACAGCGGCTCGTAGGTGACGTTGTCGACGAACACCGACGCGCCGTCGTGGAGCAGCTGCACCTGGATGTCGCTGGTGGCCGGGGTGAAGGTGATCAGCCACCGGCTGCCGCCGCCGTCGGTGTTGCCGCGGATATCCAGTGTGGATGGGCCGTCGCCGCCGCCGTCGGCCTGCCGCATGTGTGTGACGATCGACGCGGCCGGGGCCTGCGACATGCTTCCGGTGACGGAGCCGACGATCGTGGCGTCGCCTTCGATGGCGACGCCCGGCTCCAGCCACGGCGCCACCTGGCCGGCCGACCACTTGACCGCGCCGGTCAGCGGCCGCATCGACCCGCCGCGGCCGGCGGTGAGCAGCCCGGCGGTGGACAGCGCGCCGCCGTTCAACGCCCAGTACGTGATCGGGTCGACGTTGGAGCCGGTGATGTGGCGGCGCAGCGCCGAAGGCAGCGGCTGCTCGCCGCGGCCGGTGGCCCGCAGCGGCCCGGAGGCGACCACGTCGACCCTGGCCAGGCGGGCTGACCCGCCTGGCCAGTGCGGCCGCAGCGACGCCACCAGGCCGCCGAATACCTGCGGGTCACCCACCCCCGGGTCGAGGGTGACCCGCACCGGCAGCCCCTCGTCCACATGTGGCCACCATTGGCTACGGGGATCTTCCGGGGTGACCTGCCCGTCGGTGTTCCCCAGGGTGAAGGTGATCTCGCCGGCCTCGGCCTGCCGCGCACCTTCCCGGCGTCCGGTCCGTACCCGCAGATCCGACCTCGGGTGCCACCGGCCGGTGAGGTCGGTCCACGTCCAGGTGCCGGGGGCGGCGGTCCGGTCGGCACCGAACGCCGCCTCGATCGTCACATCGAGTGGATCTACGGGGAAGGTCATCGTTCAGCCGCCGAGGACCAGTTGCACGTTGCCACCCTGCACCGCGACCTCATCCCGCAGCCCACGGAGGATCCCGTCGCCGCGTAGCAGGATCCGGATGATGCCAGGGCCGCCGCCGGCGGGCAGCGGCTGCACGGCGGCGCCGCGGGGCAGGTGCAGCAGCTCCCGGCCACGCTCCCCGACCACGGCCAGGCCGGAGGATACGATCCGTCCGCCGGCGCCCAGATGCGGGATGTTCGGTGTGGACAGTGTGAATCCGCCGAACGTGAGGCCCATCACGGTCACCGACGGTAGGGTGAAGCTGAGGTTGTTCCACCGGCTGATGATCCAGTTGACTGCGCTGCGGAAGGCGTCGCGGATGCCGTCCCACATGCCGGCGGCGGCGCGGCGGATCCGCCCGGGTAGCCCGGTCACAAAGGACACCATCGCCATGAACCGGTTGACCAGCCAACCAACTAGGGCCGAAGCGCCACCCTTGATCGCACGCCACACCCCGGTGATCACCTTCAGCGCCAGCCGGGTCGGGCCGGTCAGCACGTCGAAGACCATGGGCCACACTGATCGTAGCCAGTTCCACACCGCCAACGCGGCCGCCTTGATCCCACCCCAGGCGTGCTTCCACAGGGTCTGGAACCAGGTGGTTTTCGTGGCGATCAGCACAATGATGCCGATCAGTATGACGATGGCGAGCACGATCAGCCCGATCGGGTTGAGCAGCATCACCACGTTGAGCGCGGCCTGGGTGACCGTCCACACCTTGGTCGCCAGGGTGATCACTGCGATGACCGCGGCGAACGTTCCGAGGACGCCGACAAGCGGCACCACGATCGCCTTGTGCTCGGCCATCCAGGTGCCGACCGCCTGCAGGTGCGGCACGGCGGCGGCCATCTTGTCGATCAACACCTGCTGCACCTGGCGTTTCAGCGATTCCAGCTGCACTTTGGCGTTGTCGTTCAGCGTCTCACCCATCCTGGCCGCTGCGCCGTCGACGGTGCCGAGCTGGTCGGCGGCGGTGTCCAGGTCCAGCGCGAACAGGGCATCGCCCAGGTCTTCGGCCTTCGCACCGAACAGGGCCACGGCGGCGGCGTTCCGCTTAGCCGGGTCCTCGATCTCACGTAGCCGGTCGAGGGTGGTGCCGAGGGCCTGCTCTGCGGCGGGGCCGCCGGCGGCGACCGCCGCGGTCATGTCCTTAGCGGACAGACCCAGGGTTTTGAACCCGGCTGCGGACAGCTCGGAGCCGTCCTGGGCGCGGATCGCGAACTCCTTGATCGCATCGGCGACGGTGTCGGCGTCCCGCGCGCCTGCCTGCAGGCCTTGGGATACCAGGCCGAAGGCCTGCTGCCCGTCCAGGCCCAGGTCGCGGAACATGGTGGAGTATTCGGAGACCGTCTCGAGCAGGTCGTCGGCTTCGTTGGCGCCGGTTTGGAAGCCGCGGGTCAGCAGATCGAGCGCCTCGGTAGCATCTTTTGCCAGCCCGGTTTTGATCAGCTTCCCGGCGGCGCGGGAGGTCTGCCCGATGTCCTGGTCGAAGGTGGCGCCCAGGTCGATCGCCTTGGCGGTGATGTCGTGCAGCGCCTCGTCGCTCGCCCCGCGCATCCCGTCGATGTTCTGCACCACGGAGCGGATCGCCTCATTCACCTGGGGCATCGACTCGCCCCAGGCGCCGGCCCACAGGTCCCCGGCGATCTCACCCAGCCGCTGGGCTTCGGCCGGGGTGGAACCCAACTGGGCTGCCAGCTTGTCGTTGGCCGCGGTGTAGTCCAGCTGCCCGACCAGCCCGACCGCCAGCGCCGCCCCGGCCGCGGCGCCGGCCGCCGCCCCGGCGACCTGCATCTTGCCGCCGAACCCCTCGAAGTCGTCGTGCGCCCGGGCCAGCCGCCGATCGAACTCGTCGCCGTCGATGGTGATGAAGGCGACCAGTTCACCCAGTTTCAGCGCCACCGGCGCCTCACCTCTCCTCGGGGTCGGGTGCCAGGGCGCGGTGCAACCGGCTGTCCGTGTTCAGCAGGCCGAAGATGCGGGTCTGCAACCACCGCCAGGACCGGGTCCGCATCAGCGCCCGGTCCTCGACGTCGATCCTGTACACCTGGTGCAGATCCTGCTCGACCAGAGCCCAGCTGGTCAGGAGCTGCGCCCAGGAGACCGGTGTCCCCTGCCTCTGCTCCGTGACCTCTGCCGGGTATTCGTACCACTCGTAGAGGCCGGTGGCCTCGTCCCGCTGGCCACGGCCGTACTGGTCCCGCCAGTGCGTTCCGCTGCCCTGCGTGAGGCCCGGTTCCCCGGGCCCAGCGCTTCCGGGCGGCCACCGGAGGTCCAGTAGGCTTCGGCGGCCTGCTCACCACCGATGATCCACACGTAGGCGGTGTTTCCACAGAAGGTGATGTACGGGTCCGGCACGCCATCAGCCACCATCTGGCGGTAAGCGTCGCCGAGTGTGCGTTCGGGCAGGGTCAGGTCACCGGGTAGGTCCGGCAGGGCGTGGACCCGGCCCACCGCGGCCTCCAGTTCCTGCGGGGTGGAGGCCGCGTTGACGGCCCCGGCGGCTTCGGCGACCCGCCGGCACCACAGCCCAAGCTCGGCCGGCGGCAGCGGCAGAACGTACTCCTTGCCCCGTACCGTCAGCGTCAGGCCCGGGTCGAAGTACCGGTCGAGGTCGTCGAACCGCGCCATGGGCTACGTGTAGATGTAGTTGTCGGCGGCGGTGTCTGCGGACTGGCCGGCGGCGGTGGTGACCCGCGCCGCCACGGTGCCGGCGCCGGCGGGGGCGATCGCCACGATGTGGCTGTCGGAGATCGTCGTCCACCCGGCGGCGGGGGTGGCTCCGAAGTCCACGTCGGTCACGTCGTCCACACCACCGGGCGCATAGTGCTGCCCGAAGATGGAGATCAGCTCTCCGCCGGCTTCCAGGCCGGCGGCCGGGTCCAGGCCGGTGACGGTCGGGAGCAGCGACCCGGCCGGGTTGACGATGTCGGCCAGCGCCCCCTGCCCCTGCAGCACGACGTCGATGGCGTCGCGGCCCTTCCCGCCGGGGAGGGTCCACGCCTTGACGTAGCAGCGGCCCTCGCTGGACATGCCGTCATCCAGGCCGGCCCGGTCGTAGAACCGGATGCCGAACTCCTCCGCCTGCGCCGAGGAGTCCCGGGTCGCCTTGAATTTGCCGCGCAGGAACGTATGCACCGTGTCGAGCACGGTGCCGGCCAGGTTGGTGGAATAGGCCAGTTTCGCCTCGATGCGCCAGCTGTAGCCGGTGACAGCCTCCCGCCCCGCACCGGCGTCGTCGTACATCTCGTCGTCCTCGACCCGCCGTTCCTCGATCAGCTTCGCGTCCTCGACGCCAACCAGCTGCACGTAGTTGCTCGCGGGGAAGACGGCGGTGTCGATGTCGATGCGGTAGCGGCGGGCCAGCTGGGTCACGCGGGTGGTCGGGGTGGTCGCCATTGCACGGCTCCTCAGTCGGTCGTTCAGTCGGTGCGGGAGTCAGACCAGCCGACTGCCCTTACGGAGGTTGCAGCGCCTATGCGCTGGACGGATGTTGCTCGCCACGTGGTGACCGCCACGGGCAAGCGGGATCACGTGGTCGAAGTGCAGGTACCGCCGGTGGGAGATCGGGCGCCGGCAAAGGTGACAGACCATGCCGTGCATGTGCAAGACTGCGGCGTAGTCAACCGGCTCAACCGACGTGGCGAGCGCTCTGGCCTTTCTACGGGCCTGGTTCTCGCGGCTCAGCTGACGGGTACGTTCGGGATTCGCCGCACGCCACCGTTCGCGATGGGCGCGAACCTTGCCCGGGTTGGCTTGGCGCCAGGACTGTGTCTGCTGGTTGCGCCGAGCTGCGTTCGCGTGGTGGTACCGGCGGTTGATCTCTCGGTGCTTCGCCGAGACGTCCGAGCGGTGCCAGTAACCCGGCAGATAGCGTTCGCAGTAGTGGCGCCGGCAGCAGTCCCGAGCGTAGAGCGCCGCATCGCAGCCCTGCTGGGTACACTGTGGCCGCGTCGGGTCACGGCTTCGGGCGCTGCGGTAGTGCGACTGGCAGAGGTCCTTGGCGTAGTGCTTGCGGTCGCATCCAGCCAGGTTGCAGGTACGCTGTGACACGTCGACCTCTCATCAGGTTGGCCACGCCCCGGGGGTGTTAGCGCACCCGCCGGGGTCCTATGTATGCAGTCTAGTCGGTTTTGTTGACGGTGGGGCGCATCGCCAACAGATAGAAATTCTCACTACGCTCCCACCGGCCGTTGGTGTCGACGCCGAGGGAGGTGTAGGACTGGCGCCACATGTCGAGCACCGGGATTCCGCCCAGGTTGACCGGCCCGTCGCTGCCGAGCGAGTCGAGCAGCTCGAAGACGGCGTCGGCCAGGTCGTCACAGGTGCGCGGGTCGGTGCCGGCGCGGATCCGGATCTGCACCGCGGTGTCGTGGTCGGCCATCCCCCGGTGCTCACCCCCGTCGAGCGGGTAGGGGGCGAGGGTGATCAGCCGGTCCGGGGTTTGCGGGATGCCGCGGATCACGATGCCGGTCTCGGCGGCGGTGTAGGCGCCGGTGGGCCGCCAGGTTCCGACCGCGGCGGCGGCCAGGTGCACAGCCAGGCCGGTCAGCAGATCAGAGGTCCAGCCCACGGCCACGCCTCCACATTAGAAATCGATATCCGCCGTCCGGAAAGACTGGTGTGGACGATCAACGTCGCTGCCACCTGCGGCTATGCCGGTCAGCCCTCGACCACGCGGCCGTGTAGCTGCTCGGCGACCCGCTGGCACGCCTGGCGTGTCACGGCCTGCACGTCCACGTGGACCGGGCAGGCGACCAGCTCGCCCAGGCTGAACACCCCACCCGGGTAGACGCCGTACAGAGGCCAGGCCACGGCCCGGGGCAGCAGGCAGAGATCACACCAGGCCCCGGGCCGTGGCTCGCCGAGCTCTAGCTGCACCCGGAACGCGACCTGGCCCCTGGCCATGTCAGTCGAGCCCCCGGCGGGCGGCGGCGGCGATCAGCGCGAGCATGGTGTCCCGCTCGGCGTTCATCGGCCCCTCCAGGTACTTCGCCTTCCGGCCACCCTGGTGGCGCAAGGTCATGTCCTCATGCTGCCGGACCGCGTACGAGGTGTCGTAGGACACCGCCGCCTGCCCCTTGGTCTCATCCACCGAAACAACCCCGGAACGTTCCAGGGTGGCCTCTTCGATCGGCACCTCGGTGCGGCTCACCTGCAGCAGGTGCTCGCCGGCCAGGCGCAGCCCGCGGGGGGTGGCGCCGGCCAGCTGGGCGGCGATCTCGTCACCGTGCCAGCTGATCTCCACACGCCCGTCGGCCACGGCTGCTACTCCAGGTTCAGCTCGACGTGGGCGGGCAGGTCGGCACCGGCCGGGTCCCGGCCGGCAGCCGCGAGCACCCGGGAGGTGGTGCCGTCGGCGAGGGTCACCCGGGATCCGGCCGGCGCGACGGTGCCCGCCGGCGCGAACACGGTGGTTGAGGAGACCACTTCGTGGCCGGCGGCGTCCTGGGTCTGCACCCGCACAAGCTTCCGCTTGTGGTCGACGAAGCACGGGAACACCTCGGCCCCGCTCCCGTGCACGTCGCCGAACGCGCCGCCGCCCTCGTACGGCTCGACGGTCACGGTGTGTGGCTCCGGCAGCAGCTGCTCGAGAAACTCGGCCCAGTCCACTCGGCTCACCACACCAGCGGGCCGTAGCCGACCAACCCGGCCACCTGCAGCACCTGCCAGGCTTTCGACGCGAACCGCGCCGGGGCGCCCTGCCCACCCGGGGTACCCGAGCGGGTGACCGAGACGGAGCCGATCTGCCCGGCGACCAGCCGGCCGGCGTCCCGGCCGTGCGGGTCACCCAGGCCGCGCCGGTAGTCGGCCTGGATCACGGTGGCGTCCCGCAGCGCCGCGGCCACCGCCGGGTCGGTGGGTAGCCCGTCGTCGTCGACGTCGTAGACGGCGGTCAGCAGCATGTCGTCGACGTCGCGGGAGGCCTCGGCCAGGGCGCGGCGGGCGCCGGTGGGTGGGGCCGCGCGCAGGTGGGTGGCGTAGTCGCCGGTGGTGGCGTACACCCTGGTGCCGGTGAGCTGGGCGGCCGGGTCGGGGGCGACCAGGATCAGGTGGCGGGCTTTGCTGGCACCCTGGCCGGTGACGGTCCACCGTTCGATCCACTCCCCCGGGGTGGTGAGCTCGTAGCCCTGCCCGGTCCACGTCTGCGTACCGACGGCCGGGACGTCGTCTTGCGAGGTGGGGGTCTGCGCGGTGGGGGTGCCGTCGGGGGCCTCGATCTGCAGCGCGGCGGCGGTGGTGCCGTCAAAGGGACTCACGGTGAGGGTGGGGACCCGCCAGTCGCCGACATCGGTCACGGCTGGCCTCCAGTGAGCAGCGTCGGTGAGGTGCCGGCGGTGGCCAGCGCCGGCGAGCTGCCGGCCGGGGTGAGCGTCGGTTGGGTGCCGGCCGGGGTGAGGATGCCGGGGGTGATCACTGCGATGCTTGGCGAGCTGACCAGGGTCAACAACGCGGCGGTGGAAGCATCGACGGCCAAGGTGATCAGCCGTGCTTTGGGCGCCCACACCACCGGCTGGGCGGTGGCGGTGTCCACCACCCCGCTGACCGTGCCGGCCAGGGTGCCAGCGGCTGTGACCGGCCGGGCCGCGTCTGCCTGACCGGCCAGCTCCACGTGGTGGGATCGCACCGCGGCCAGCGGGTGGGCTGTGTCAACCGCTGTAACCTGCCCGGCCGTCGTGGTCTTGTCTGCGCCGACCGGCCGGGGCTGGTCGGCGGTGGTGGCTGCGCCGACCGTGGCGGTCTTCGCGACACCCACAAACTGGGCGCCCTCCGCCTCGTTGACCTGCCCGACCAAGGCGGCCTTGGCCGTACCGACCACGCCGGCGATACCGTCCTCGACGGCCTGCCCGACCGGGATGACCTGCGGGCCGGTCACGGTGAACGGCCGGGCCGTCTCGACAGACGCGACCTGGCCGGCTGCGGCGGCTTTTCGGGCGGTGACCGGCCGGGCTGTCTCGGCGGTCGCGACCTGGCCGGCTGCGGCGGCCTTCCGGGCGGTGACCGTGCGGGCGGTTGACGTGTCGACAACCTGCCCGACCGCGCCCATGATCACGCCCGGGGCCGGGGCGAACACGATCGCGACCGCAGCCCAGTCCCGGGACGTGATCCCCGGATTCCACGTCTGCTCAGCCGGGGTACCCGCTGTGGTGACCAGCTTCGATGCCCCGCGGACGGTGGCGTTGGCGGCGGCGGTGCCGGAGGTGGTGGACAGGCTGGTCAGCCCGGACCAGGCGCCGTCGGTGGTGTCCGTGTCCTGGGTGTAGGTGTCGCCGGCGGGCCCTTCGATGCCGATCGCGGCGTAGACCAGCTGGTCGGCGGCGGTGGGGGTGATCGCCACCGACGGGGTTGCCGACGCGCCGGCGTTGGTCACCTGGGCGACCGCCACCGGGGCGACGGTGTCGATGTTCGCCCACTCCTCCACCACCGTGGAGTCGGCGGCCGTGTTGTTGCCGAACTCCACCGTCAGGTCATCACCGTCGGTGTAGGCGTTCTCAACCACGCAGTAGGCGATCCGGCAGGAGACCCCGGCGGCGGCCGCGCCCGGGTCCTGGTTGGCTGCGGCACCGACCGTCCACGTGTTGCCGCGCGGGTCCGAGATGGAGACGGTGGTGGCCTGGCCGCCGCCGCCCGTGTTGTCCATCGCCAGCCGGGCGATCAACACGTTCCCGACCGCGATGTCGCCACCGTCGGGCAGGTCCACGGCCGTCGACTGGGAGCTAGTCAGGTTTTGGGCGCTGCCCCGGTCGGCCACCTTGGACGGTGTGATGATCGGGGCGCCGGTTTTGACCGCGACCGCCAGCGCCACACCGGCCACACCGTTGTTGGCGAAGCCGAACGACCGGGTGCCGGTCGCCCCGGCCGCGGCGAGCTGCTCGACCGCGGCGGTGAACGTGGCGCTGCCCCCGCCGGCGGTGCCCACCTCGTACTGCTCGGCCATGCCACCCGGTGGGGTGTAGGCGGCGACGCCACCGAACACCGCGGAAGCGGCCGCACACAACAGGAGGGCGTCGGTGCTGGTGGGGTCGATCGACGGTGCGACGTGCACTGACGGGGTAGCGGCCGACGAGGCGGCGCCGTCGGCGTCCTCCACCGGGGCGCCGAGGTCGGCACCTTCGAGCACGAGCACCGCCAGGGCGATACCCTCGTCGATCATCGGGTCCAGGTCGACCTGGGTCGCACCACCGGGGGCGGTCTTCGTCCACAACCGGATCTTGGTGTTGTCGCCGGCGAGCTCGGCAGTGGCCTGTACGGTCCAGCCGCCACCCGTCGGCGGCCCGAACGCCTCGCTCGCGAGGTTGTAGAACTCGGACATGCCGACCGCCAGCAGCAGGTCGGTGGGTAGCGTGCCGGCTCCGGTGCTGACCGACGCGGTGGTGGAGATCGCCACATCGGTGACGACCTCGCGGATTGAGATGGCCATCGGCGGGGTCCGCTCCTCGGGTTACGACGCCCGGTAGAACCCGCCGGTGGCGATCTGGGCGGTCACATCGGACCCGTCCGGGGTGACCGCGAAGTCGTGGAACGTCATCGGCACGATGTTGGTATCGGTACCGGCGGCGGAGTTGGAGTCGTAGGCGAACAGCAGATCCGTCCACGCCGTACCCGCGGCGACCGCGGTCCAGGTCTGGTCCGGCACGTCCACGTCGACCCGGTCGTTCGTGTCGTCGTAGGTGACCGTGACTCCATCACCTTCGTCGAGGACCTTACGGGCGTAGCCGGAGTTGGTGACCTCGGCGGTGCTGCCGTCGGCCTCCACCGCGGCGAGCGTGTCCAGGTCCTTGAGGGTGGCGTCGGTGGCGCTGGTGTTGAACGCGGCGACCACGAACACCGCGTCGGTGGGGTCGCTGGCGTTGACCCGCTCGGCGAGCTCGGCCACCCTACCCAGGCTGCGGTTGAACACGAAGTCCGCCACCGGTCAGCCCTCCAGTTCCACGCCGTAGAAGTGGTCCACCCGGGTCGCACCAGCCGCATACGCCGCATCGGTGACCGGGGTGGTGTCATCCCCGTCGGCCGCGTACTTGTCCGGCTGGTGGGTCACCCGGTAACGCAGGTCACCGTCGATGGTGTGCAGCACAAGCGCCGAATAGTGGTGGAGGATGTGCGGCAGCTTGTCCGGCCGCCACGGGTCGGATGCCGGCCCGGACGGGCGGGTCACCACCTGGTGGCCCTCCCCGGTCAGCCACCCTGCGGCGATCCCGCGGGCCACCCAGGAGGTGGGCAGCCGGCATAGCGCGGGTGGTTCGCCCACCATCCGCACACCAGCCAGCGGCCAGGTGCCCGGCGGGGCACCTGGCAGGTTCGCCGACCGGGCCGGTGTGCCGCCGGACCGGTCGGCCAGCAGCCGTATACGTAGACCGGGCATCAGGCTTCTCCTCTACTGTGGCTGGTCCCGGCCCCCGGCAAGGGGGGCGCCAGGGGCCGGGACCCTTGGGCTACCTGCGAATGGCAGCCCGTCTGGTAGTTCGAGTAGGGGGCTGCCCCCTATGCCCCGGGTTTGCGGCCGAACCGTTCGATCAGGTCGGCCTTGGTCATCGCCTCGGCAGCGTCGGGTGTGAGCCCGTGGGCGCGGACCGCGTGCCCGACCCACTCCGCCTTCAACGCGGACTCCGCCGGTGGCTCCGCGGCGGGCGGCGGCCGGTCGCCGCCGGTGTTCTCGGCCGACGGTTCCGGCTCGTACTGGCGGTAGGGGGTGCCGTCCTGGTTGACCCGCCGCAGGTACCCCTTCGTCAGCTGCTGCTGCATCGGCTTCGGAAGGGGCAGTGTCATGCGGATCGGCTTGCCGCCGCCCTCACCGACGAAGTAACCGACCTCGGTGGTCATCAGGTGTTCCGGGGGAAGCGGAACGCGGTGATCGCACCGTCGTCGGTTTCGGCCTCGACCAGCATGCTGCCGTCGGCCTGCAGGAACCGGCCGGACTCGAACGGGCCGATGAACTCCACGCCCGTGGTCGCGGCCACGGTGACGACCAGGTCACCAAGGCCACCGGCCAGAGCGGGCGGGTTGGGCCCGGCCTTGACGGTGATGTCCTGCTCGATACCGGTGTTGGCCACCCGCAGGACGGTCAGCTCCGGGACGGCGTCGGAGATCTGCATGTTGTCGGTCGGCGCCACCACCAGGGTGGTGCCGGCCGGCTGGGTGAGGTCCCCGTTGGGGACCAGATCCGAGTAGGGGACCTGTGTGGTTGCCATGGTTGATCAGATCTCCGATCAGCTGGTGGTGAAGTCGACGATGCAGCGGGCGAGCGCCTCGGGGCGGATGACCTTGCCACCGAACAGGGTCAGGCCCTTGACGGCGTCGGAGAAGCTCGACTCGGGCCGGTAGGCCTCGGTCTTGTTGATCTGCTCCGCCAGGGTGATCGCGATGTTCGTGCCGGCGGTGACCACGCTATGGTTGGCCTCCGGCGACGGGGTGTTGTTGGAGATGGCGATGTCGAACCCGGCCGCGCGGCCGGCGCGGCCGTTGCGGAGGCCTTCGGTGGTGCCGGAAGCGCTGGCGTCGATGAACCGGTTGTCGCGCAGCAGCACGCCGTGCCCCCACGGCGGGATGACACAGTACCGGCCTTCGCTCGGCACATTGGCCTCGTCCAGCTTGACCTTCAGCGGCACCAGCACCTGGTCGTAGAACTTCAGCCACTCCGCGGCCTGCGCGGCGGCGTCCGCCGCGAAGAAGTCGATCGTGACGTCGGTGACCTGGTTCGCCGCGGGCACCGAGGTGTAGAACCCGGCGATGAACTGGTCGATGGTGTCACGCAGCCGGTACGCGGCGCGGGACATGGCCTCGGTGATGACGTTGCCGGCGGCCTGCCGGGCGTCGACGTCGTCGACCTTGAACGCGAAGAACTTCGCCTGGTCCACGACCAGGGTCCGCTGCGCGTCGGTCAGCTCCTCCGGGGTGATCACTGTGGAGTTGGCCACGTAGTCGTCGATCGTGGGGTCGCCGATGGAGGTGATACGGACGGTGTCGCCGGCCTGGGAGATTTCGCCTTCCCAGTCGCGGTTGACGACCAGCGGCCCGCCGTAGACCAGCGCGGTGCGCAGGGCCACGAGGAGACGGGCCGACCAAATTTCGGGCCGGAATCGAAGAATTGCCATGGTGCGTGGTCCTTCCCCGGCCCGCTGGCCGGTCTACAGGAGGTGCTTCAGCTTGCCGTCGGTGAGCGCCTTGTCGATCTCCTCAGGCGTCATCTGGGCAAGCTGCTGCTCGGTGATGGGGGTGCCCGCCCCGGTGCCGCCGCCGAAGTCGCCGCCGGACTGCGCCGGCGGCGTGGGCGGTTGCCCGGGTTGGCCGGGTGGGGTGGTGGGGGTGGCCATCCACGGGTTGGCTGCGAGTAGCGACTGGACCGTCCAGGTCAGCCGCTGCCCGTAGTCGGCCGCGTTCGGGTCGAGCTGGGCGGCCGCGGCCGCCCAGGCGGTGGAGCCGAGCAGCGCCGCCGGGTTGACCCCCGCCTGGGTGGCCACCTGGTAGGCGTGCTGCCCGACGGTCGCGGTGCGGGCGGCGACCCGCCGGTCCGCGGCCTCCTTACGCAGCGCGGTGATCTGCTGCTGCGCCCACTGCGGCAGGCCGGAAATGTCCCGGCCCCCGTCGCCGGCGGGGTCGTCGCCACCGGCCGGCCCGGTGACGGGTTGCCCGGCCGGTGGCGGGCCGGCTGGTGGCCCGGGTGGGGGCGGCGGCGGTGGTGTCCAGCTGGGCGCCGGCGGGCCGGCCGGTGGCGCCTGCTGCGGCTGCCCAGCCGGCGGTGGCTGTCCGGGCGCCTGGCCCGGCCAGCCCTGCCCCGGCTGGGGCTGAGGGTACGGCCAGCCTGGCGGGCCGTAGGGCGGCGGGTAGGCCGGCTGGCCGTACGGTCCGGGCACCTGGCCCGGGTACGGCTGCGGCCACGCCGGCGGTGCCGGCGGCTGCCCGGCCGGCGGCTGCCCGGTGGGCTGTGCGGGCACCTGGCCCGGCTGCCCCTGGGGCTGCTGCGGGTACTGCGGAGGGCCGCTGGCGGGCGCCTGGCCGGCCGGCGGGGTGGGCTGCTGTCCCGGCTGGGCCGGGGCAGGGTTGGGCTGGGGCTGGGTCATGCGGTCCCTCCTGGGGGCGCGCTGGATGTGTGGTGAGCACCGGCGCCTGGCCGGAGCTTGCGGAACTGTGTTGTGCCAGGGCCGCGTATCGGCCGTTGCCCTGGCCCACCCGGATCCACGCTGTGCCGCTACGCGGGCATGACTGGCTACCCGACAGGTGGAGGCGGTGGTCTAGATGGGTGGTGCCACGCGGGCGTGTCTCAGCGCCGCGCCTCGAAGGTGCGCTGCCAGAAAGCGAACGCCGTAGCCGCCTGCTGGCCTTCGGCTTGCACGAACCGCAGCCCCCCGTCATCGGGCAGCGGCCGGCGGTGATCACCGCCGAGGGCCATCACCCGCGGGATGCCACCGGGGAACGCCTGGCAGGTAGCCGCCCGCTGGGTGCCTGTGTCCGGGTCATGCGATAGATGCAGACGGGTGCAGGCGAAACACTGCATCGGCATCACGCTGGTCACTGCTGCTCCGCAAGGTCCCGCATCACGTCCCCGATCGCCCGGATGTGCGGCCGGGCCCGGTCACCCATCGTGGAGTACTCCTGCCACACCTCGGCCAGCAGTTCGCTGCCATTGGTAGCGGCGTACCCGGACACCCGGTCGACCACCAGGGGGTGGTTCCGTACCGCTGCGGTGATGCGTCGCATCACCGCAGCCATCCCAAGCCCCACCTGGTCCAGGTGCGCATCCAGTGGGATGCCCAGCTGGTCACGGATCGTTTCCAGCAGCCGCCGAGCGCCTCCGGGCGTGATCACCCGGAACATCTCCACCGTGATGTGATGCCCATACTCGTGCGCCACCACGGTTTGTAGCGGACCGGCCGCACCGCTGGGGGTCCACCAGCCGCTGGATGTCGACATTCGCACCGATGCCTCATTCAACGGCGCGGCCGGCGATGACCAGTCGGGGTGCAGGTGTATCTCGGCGAAGCTCCGGTCAAAGTATGCCAGGGTTCCGTCGGCGTCGTGGTCCCAGTCCTGGCTGACCCGCCGAAGCCGGCCAGCGGCCTGGGGTGCGATGCTGCTCTGCCGTGACAACTCGGCCTCGACAGCCTGCCGGACTTCCGTACGGGTGAGGGCGACCTGCGCGATCTGCGGCGCCGGCGCCGGCGGGGGGATGGTGGGGCGGGTGGGGCGAAGCCCTGGCGGGCTGTGCCCGAGGTTGATCTGTTCCCGGTGCGGCTGCCGGAACACGCTGGACGATGCGACGTGGTCGCGGATCGAGGCCTGCCCGGCGCGTACGCGGCCGCGCGCGGCCGCCTGCGCCTGCGGGGTGAGCGCCCCCGCAGCTTGCAGCTTGTCCCGGCGGACCTGTCGTTCCAGGGTCCGCAGCCGCTGCCGGTCGGCGTCACCTTGCGGGTCGGCGGTGCCGGTGGGCTGCTTGGTGACCCCGGGCAGGTAGGCGCTGAGACTGTGCCGGCAGTTGGGGTGTAGCAGCCCGCCGCGGACCGCGTCATCGACACTGCCCGCCACCTGGATTTTGACGGTGTGCCCGTCTTCGGTGGCGTGTTCCCGGCTAATCACGGTCTGCCCGCCGCCGGACCGGGTCAAGATCTCACCTTCCCAGGGGCGGCACCGGTGGCACTCCTGGGGTGCGTCGGAGACGATGACCAGGTCGAGGCCGGCGGCGGCGAGCCGGTCCAGGTGCCCTTCGACCGCGGCCTGGGCAACATGGGTGCGGGTGGACATCTCCACGTAGGAGGCGAGATTCCACCGGCGCCCCCCACGGTCGACGAACCCGGTCACACCCTGCTCGAGTAGCCGTTCCCAGGCGACCTGGGTGGCGCGTCGGCGGGTGGCCAGGCCGAGTAGCACGTCGGGGGCGGCCCGGCCGACCACCTGCCGGTAGGCGTCCTCAGCCCAGCGGGTGATCCGCAGGTGGGTGCCCCGCAGCTTCGCCGTGAGACTGAACTGCAAGCGTTGAACGGCGTCGATGCCGGGTAGGGCGGTGCGCAGGTCTGCCAGCTCGGCGGCGAGGAGCCCTTGCCGGGTGGCGACCGCGGCACGGAGCCGATCGGACATCCGGGTGAGGCCGGCCAGGTCGATCCAGTCGGCGTGGGTGGACTGCAACGTGGCTACCTCGGCCAGCCCGGCCGCGCCGCCGCGCATGTACGCCAGGGTCAGCGTCTGCCCGACCTGCTCACCGAGCTGCCCCTCGAGCCGGCCGGTCAGGTTCTGCGCCCAGCGGCGCAGCCGACCCACCTCGGCCAGTTTCCGTTCGGCCCAGTCGGGCCGGTCGAGGCCGGATGCGAGCCGGCGGGCGATGTCGGTGGCCAGCCGGGTCTCCACCGTGGTGTACAGGTCGACCAGGTCGGCTGCGAGGCGTTCGGCCAGGTTCGGGTCGGTGGGCACCGGCTACCCCGGCGGCGGAGGCGGCGGGTTGCCGGTGAAGGTGTCCGGGTTCTCAACCGCCTGCCCGGTCTCCGCCAGAATCCGCGCCACCTCAGCGGCGACCTTCGGATCATCCCAGTCGGGATGAAGCCGCCGGACTTTCTGTTCGGTGGAGATCGCTTGGGCTTCGTGCAACGTTTGGAGGGTGCGCGCCTCAGCCTCAGGGTCGACGGAGACCGCGTCGGCGAACTCGACGGCCGGCCGGGTAGGCGCCACCTGCGAACCGAACACGGCCTTGTCGACGGCGAGCAGGGCGTGCAGCAGTTCGGCAAGCGCGGGCCGCCAGTAGCGGATCTTCCGGTCACGGGTGATCAGCGACCGGCGTTCGCGGGCGGCCACCTCGGTGGCGGTGGCGGCGACTTCCCCGGTCAGGCCGAACGTCTGCGCGGAGTAGCCGGCCGAGGCGACGATCTGAGTCTTCAGCTCGATCACCGACTGGCTATGCTGCTCAACCCGGATACTGAACTGAACCTGCTCAATCTCCAGGCCCTTTTCGTCGCCGCCCAGGGTGTTGACCGGCTCGTACACCTCCTGGTCGAGGTCGACGGTCGCACCCCGGCCGGAGCCCTGGTTTTGCATGTAGGCGCGGGGGACGATGATCCGTGACTTGCCCAGCTCGATGTCACGCATCCAGCTGGACCAGGTCTGGTCCAGCGCGTCCATCAGCGGCTCTACACCGGCGTAGTCGGACCGGCCCAGCGGCGCCGCGTAGGCCGACCCGCGCCAGACCCGGTTGGGGCGCATGTTCGGCACATAAACGGCGGTCAGACCGGTGTGGCCGGTGGCGATGGCCTGCTGGGCGTCCACGGCCGTGGCGAGGGTGGCGAGCTCCGGCTGGTCGGCCAGCGGCACCGGCGTTCCCAGCTCATCCTGCTCACCCTGGTAGAGGCCATGCAGGATCCGGCCGGGTTCATGCCGCTCGAGGTGCCGCCACACTATCCGGCCGCGGGTTGCGACGACCCGCCAGAATGTGACCGCGGTCAGGGCGCCTTGCCGCCATTCGGGTACGGCGGCGTCGGGGTGCACGGCGTTCGGCCAGGGGCGGTCGCGGAGGCTGCGGTCCCACAGGACCCGCAGGTACACCCCGCCGAACGCGGCCGCGAGCTCGGCCGCCTCCAGAAGGGTGGCGTGGACACCGTCGTCGACCAGCTCGGCGAGCCGGGCCTGGGTCGGCTGGTGCTCGACGGTGACTGTGGGTGGTTCGGAGAACAGCAGGTCGGCTGATGCTGCTGCGATGTCGCCGGCGAGGGGGACGTGGAGCCGCTGCCGGGGCTGGCCGGTGGGGTTGCGGGTACCCCAAAACCAGCGGCGGACCGCGTCGACGACCTTGCGGACTCCGGGTTTGAACCCGCCGGTTTCGGAGGCGAAGAATTCGGCGCCGGCGCCGGTGGCCTGGTCACCGCCGTAGACGGCCTGGAGTTGCTCGGCGTCGCCGCTGTACCAGGCGGCCCAGGTGGCGAGCTGCCGGTTGACCGGCTGGCAGTGCTGCGGGGGCCACGGGGTTTTCCCGCCGGCGGGAAGCGGCATGGCTGCCTCCCGGCGGGTGGTGAATGTTGACCGGTGATTGTGGACGTCTGGTCAGTCGGTCAGGGATACAGGCTGATCCGGAGTCGGCCCGGGTGGGGGCGGACCCGGGTGCCCAGCCGCAGTACGGCACCCGGGTCCTTCCTGGAGGGCGGGGAGGGTCGAAGGCCCCCGGTCAGTTTCGGCTCCGGGCGCCGGCCAGCGCGGTCCCGCTGCGGGCGGAGGCTGGACTTGCCCTGACCTCGCCTCCCCTTATGGGCAGCATGGTGGCCCGGCCGCTCCGGATCAGACCCGCGGGGGCCAGCACCAGGTGCCGGGCGGGATGTTGCCCGGGGTCGCCTGCTTTTCGCCGGCGGGTGGCTCGCCCTGCTCGCGGGAGGTCGCCCAGTAGGTGTCGAAGCCGTCGAGCAGCACCTGCAGGTTAACCGCGTCGCCGCCGCCGAAGGTGCGTACGACCATGGCCGGGTAGGCCTGGCCGGCGGCGACCGGGTTGCCGGGTCCGGCGGTCCCACGTCGTTGGGTGATCAGGTTGGCGTCGGCATCGGTGAGCCGGTACAGCACGATCCGGCCGGGCGTCGGAGGGTGGATTTCCAGAGGCGGCACAATGGCTCCTTCGGTCAGGCTACAAGGTGGAGACGCTCGCGCAGCTCGCTGCGCCAGATGCTGCGGGTGGTGTGGGCGGCGTACCGCTTCATGTCGGGCCCGTGGTCGGCAACCTTCAGCGGCTCATCCAGGCCTTTCGCCGCAGCCTTGTCGTCCCACGAGTAGCCGATCGTCTCCCGGATCAGCTCCGTACAGGACTCGTGAATGTCGAGCAGGTCGAGAGCGTACAGGGTGCTGAGGGTGCGGATTCCGGGCAGGACCGCGTTGTCAGCCAGGATGCTCTGCAGCCCGTCCTGGACCAGCTGCACGCGGAACCCGGTCGCGGACGGGTCCACCACCGTGTACTCAGGCATGACGCCACGTAGGCCGGTGGTGGGGATAGGCACGGTCTGTAGCCAGGCCCGGACCTCACGGCTGTACTCCGCATCGCTCAGCTGCCGGCGCTGGCGGGCGGAGTCCCAACGCCAGTCCCGTACCAGGTGCAGCTTCTGGTCCACACCGAGGCCGAGCACACCGGCGTGGAACGGGTTGCGGGTGCCGTGGTCGATACCCATCGAGATCCATCGGGTGATGGCCGGCAGCTCGGCGACAACGTGCCGGGTGGTGTCGAACATGTCGAAGATCGCACCCTCGGCCGGCACCCAAAGACCTTGGATGTACCGCTTGTAGAACAGGCCCGCGTACTGCCGCTTCAAGGCCTGGATGAAGTCCGGGGCTAGGTGTGGGTTGTCGCCGAGGGTGAAGCTGAACCGGTGCAGGTTGAGCGGGTCGCTATCCTGCCCGGTCGATACCGTGCCGTCGTGGTCGAGCCACAGCGCCGCCTGGTCGAGTAGGACCTTCAGCCAGTGGACGGGGCCGGCGGGGTTGCAGGTTCCGAAGAACTGGGCGCCGGGGATGCTAAGCCGGGTGCCGAGCATGTTCCATAGGTTTTCGGGCCAGGTGGAGACTTCGTCGCCGTAGGCGCCGGCGAGGGTGAGGCCTTGGATCTTCTCGACGGCGCGGGTGTCGTTGGCGCCGGCGGTGTAGATGCGGCGGCCGAAGAGGAACAGCTCGCCGGCGCCGGCGAGGTAGCGGCAGCGTTTCGCGCCGACCAGCTCGATCATCGGGTCGATGACGTTGCGTTTGAGGGTGCGTTCGGTTTTGCCGATCATGGCGAGGTTGCCGGTGGGGCCGTTGCGGGCGTAGGACATCCAGCGGAAGGTGGAGCCGACGGTTTTGCCGGAGCGAACGGCGCCTTCCCAGATGTTGTACCGGGCTGTGGCCAGGCTGACGCTGAGGGCTGCTTTGCCGGTCAGCGGCTGGATCACTGGGTGCCTGTCATGGCGGCGAGCCAGGCGTCTACTCCGGACAGCGACTCGTCGATCTTGTCGTAGGCGTCGAGGCGGACCGCCCGGTCGACCGCGATGCCGATGGCGTGCATCAGGTACTGCTGGTCCCGGAACGACGGCTGGTTCAGCTGGTGCTCGTTGTAGGTGTTGTCCTTGCCGCCGAAGTTGTATGCCATCGTCGGCGTGAACAGCTGCTGCCGGAGTCGTTCGGCGTCCTCGAGCAGCCGCAGCGCCAGCTGGGTGCGGCGGGCGCGGCCGTCGGCCACCCGGGCGGCGGTGGCCTCCTTCAGCCCCGGGCTGTTGGCCCGGTCGAAGCTGAGGCCGAGCTCGCGGGCGAGCTTGGTGACGGTGTGGGTGGAGCGGCCGAGCTGCTTGGCGATCTGGTTGCGGGACAGGTGCTGGGCGTGTAGCGCCCGGATCTGGTCGCGGTCGTGGTCGGTGACGGGCCGGTGGCCGGGGTGCGGGTTGCGCATCGCTCACCCCGGTGTCTGGTTTTGCGCCCCGCCCCTTGGTGATCTTCCGGTCGGCCGCCGGCGGGCAGCGGCCGGGTGCGACGCGCGGGGCCTGGATGCGGGCACACTCCGGCGCGGTGCCCGCATCATGTCATGATCATGTCCCTGGGGTCAAACCAGGGCCGGCCCGCCGGCGTGGCGGGTAGATGGCATACCCGGGCCGGACAGCCGCCGCAGCCCGCCACACCGGCCCCGCCGGTGTGGTAGGTGAGCGGGTCCACCGGTCGCGGTCGGGTAGGGCGGGCGGCGCCGGCGGGTAGGGCGGGTCGCGGGTGAACAGCAGACCGAGCTGGCCGGCTACGGCGGCGATGTGGGCGTAGCCGTGGCCGGTGTGGTCGGCGATCTCGGCGCGGGTGAAGCCCAGGGCGTGCAGCTCGGTCACACGAGCCGCGAGGTGCGCCACAGTGACCGGGTACGGCTGTTCGGAGACGACCGGGCCGCCGGCATGTTCGGTTTTGCGCCGCCGCCGCCGGGGCCAGACGTTCATGCCACCTCCAAGGCTGCGAGATTGCGGGACCAGCCGCAAGCCAGGCAGGTCAACCAGGACAGCGGTTCACCAGCCACCTCACGGCGGACGAGGACGACAGCGGGGACCAGGTAGCCGCCGTCGTGGCGGATGTCGAGCACTGCGGCCGGCTGGCAGCCGGCCGCAGCGCAGCAGGTGTCGTCTGGGCAGAGGTTGGGCGGGTGGCGGTGCCGGCCGCACCAGGCTGCGCAGCCGGGCTGCGGGCAGCTGGCGCCGCGGATGCCCCGCTGCTCGGCCCGGCCGGTGAGCATCTGCTGGATCTGGGTGTGCCAGCGGGTGGTGTGGCGCCAGATGGTGTCGGCGAGCTGGTCGAGGCCGCGGCCGGTGGCGGTGCCGGCCACCAGCCGCAGCAGCCGGCCAACCGGGGGCAGCCGGTGCCGGGTCGGATCCGGCTGCGGCTGGCGAGCGACCGGCGGTGGTGGGGGGACGGTAGTGATCTGGCCGAGGCGGGTGCCGATGCGGGTGAGCACCTCGGCGGGGGTGTCGTCGGCGAGGGTGAGGGTGGCGTACCAGGGGGGCGGCTGGCGTTGTCGGGTGGGCCGGTCGGCGCCTCGGCCGCCGTGTATCCGCCGGTGGTATGGGCGTTGGTCGAGTTGCAGTTCCGTGGCCCAGCTGTGGGTGAGGGTGTGGATCTGCTGCCACAGGTCGAAGGCGTCGGTGGCGACCAGTGCCCGGCCGGCGGTGGGGGTGGTGTGGCCGCCGGTGCCGCGGTCGGAGACGCCGAGTTCGTCGGCGAGCTGTTGCAGTAGGCAGGGGGCGTGGACGCGGTAGCTGGTGGTGGGGGTGATGTGGATGTGTTGGTGGTGTACGCGGGTGAGGGCGGCGATGGTGTCGTGGACCGGATGCTGGCGGGTCATGGTGTGTCCTGGGTTCGTTCGCCGCAGCGGCATGTGGCGCGGATGGTCGAAAGCGCGGCGCCGGGCGGCATCCGCCCGGCGCGGACCAGGTCCCGTTCGGCTGGCTCCAGCTGGAGCAGCAGCACCCGGTCCCGGACCCAGCCGGGGGACTTCCCGACTGCGCGGGCGATGTCGCCACGGTCGAGGTTGTGCTGCCACATCAGCACGTGTAGCGCTTGCGCCTCGGCGATCGGGTCGAAGGCGGCGGCCTGGGTGTGGATGGCGAGCTGCTGCTGTAGCCGGTGGGCCGGGCCGTGGTCGCGGCGGAGTATGGCGTCCAGGTGGGGCAGGCCGAGTTGGCGGGCGGCTGCGTGGCGGCGGTGGCCATCCAGGATCTGCCAGCCGTCGCCGTCGAGCGGGGTGACCAGGAGGGGCTTTTGCAGGCGCTGGTCAAGGGGGATGCGGAGCATGGCGTTGAGGGTGCGCACCCCGATTGTCTGCTCAGGCATGGCCATCGGCCTCAGCGGCCCTCAGCGGCTCGGAGCTGGCCGCGCCCACCTCCGGACCTGCACCTGGGGCCGGCGGCCCCGCAGCCGCTTGGGCAGGTCGGTCAACATACGCATCACGGGCAACCGAGGCAACCGTGGGCGGTGGGGTCGGCGTTGCAGTTTCGCGGCTGGCGGCCAGCTCTTCCGCCCGCCGGCTGTGAGGGTTCAGGCCGTCGATCCACATTGCCGCCATAGCGGCGACCTGGATCAGCTCGCGCTCTAGTTTGGTTGGGTCGCCTTCGTCGTATGTCATGGCTCGGCCGCATTCGCCTAGCTCTTCGACGAGGATCACCAGCCGATCGGCGTTCGTCATCGACGGTGCCGCCGGTGTATTCCAGAAGCCGTGCTTGCTGATCGCCTTCAGCGCCTCTGCGTTGATGGCGTCGGCTGTTAACTGGGTGATTCCCACTAGTCGGACTTCGCCGGTTTGAGGATCGGTTGCGTTACTCATCGTTGTCTGCCTTTCTGTCCAGTGACCGTTTGCGGGGTTAGGCATGGTGGGCCTTTCTGGCGTTTGCGGCGCGGAGTCGGGCGGCGTGTCGGGTGGCTTTTCCGGCGGTGCGGGCTTCGGCGAGCTGGGCGCGGAGTTGGCTGGTTTCGGTGGTGTGGGTGGTGGTGGGGATGAGTGGTGGGGTTGGGCATTTGTGTTGTTGGTGGATTGGGCCGGTGGGTTGGCCGGTGCGGATGTGGTCGGGGTGGCGGTGGATTAGGTAGCCGGCGGTGGTGTGGGTGTAGGTCCAGGCGCCGGTGAGCAGAATGGTGGCTTCTTGCTGTGGGGGGATTGGTGTGGGGTTGACGTGGGCGGGGAGGCCGGCGTCGATTGCGGTGAGGATTGGGGCTGCGCAGCCGGGGCAGGTGGTGTTGCGGGCGCGGGTGGTGATCAGGTGCTGGCTCATGTGGGGTCCTCGGGTGCGCAGGATGGGTGGAGTTGGTCGCGTTGCCAGCGTTCGGCGAAGACCGGGTCGAGTGGCTTGTTGCAGGCTCGGCAGGTTGGGGGGTGCGATGACTGCGCCCACTGCGAGGGGTTTTCTGGCCGGTCAGGCATCGCCTTGGACAAACCGGACACGCTTCCGTGGTCCAACGGGAGCGTGTCCGGTTTGTCCAAGGGTCGCGCGCGTCTAAGCTCAGGATCGATCGCAGTGGGCGCAGTGAGCGCACCCACTTTGTCGGTAGGGACCTGGTAGGGGATGATTTGCCAGATGTGTTGATGCAGGCGGTTCTGGCCTCGGCTCTGGACTGCCAGCCCGTCGGCCCACCGGCCGACGCGGTTACGGAGCCATCTGCTGAGGGATCGGGAGGCGCCGGCGGGGGTGCCTTTCCCGAGCTGCTCGGCGAGTGTGCCGGGTAGCGCGTCGAGGGGGATGGATGCGCTGTCGAGCCGGTCGACCCGGTCAAGGACTTGGGCGGCGATCCATTCCTGGTGGCCGAATACGCGGTAGACGTTGGTGAGGAAGGCGCCCCAGCCGTCGTCGTCTATGCCCCCGGCGCGGGCGGATTCGGGATGGTCGAAAACGCCGGGTAGGCCGGCGTGGGTGAGGATTCCGGCGATGGTGCCGGCCCATGCGGCGAATCCGTCTGAGCGTGTGGGTGTTGGTTTGGGTCGCCCGCCCGCTACCCATGCGCGGATGAGGGTCAGTAGTGCGGCGAGTAGGTTTCCGCGGTGTTTGGTTACCCATTGTTCGAGGTCGTTGATGGCGAATTGGGTGCGGTTTTCGGGGTTGGGCATTTTGGCGTCGATGGTGCACCAGACGGTTCGGCGTGGGAGGTCTCCGCCGAAGGTGAGGTTGTTGCCGGTGAAGGTCCAGACGCGGTCGTTGGGGCATGTGATCTGTTCCATGGTGCCCAACCGGCGGTCTTCCCAGCGGCCGGAGGTTAGTAAGCCGGCGAGGACGCTGCTGGTGACGTAGCCGGTGACGTTGTCGAAGTGGATGACGGGGCCGGTGGTGATATCCAAAATGGTGGAGATGGCTTTGCGAAGTTCGGCCTGGTCTTCGGGCATTTCGGCGCGGAAGATTCCGCCGTGGATTATGCGGGCGCAGGTGGCCAGGAGGGTTTTACCGGAGCCGGGCATGGGGGCGCCGATGGCGAACAGTTTGTATGGGGGTGGGCACAGGAGGCGGAGCAGGGGGGTGAGGAGCAGGCCGTGGTAGTTGGCCCGGTCATGCTCGCTGACGAAGGGGAAGCCGGCGGTCATCTCGCCCAGGAGGGTGAGGGCGTCGGTGAGGTCGCTGTGGGTGGGGTGGTCGGGTACGGCGGGTATGTCGAGGTGGGGGGCGGGGAGGTGGAGTAGTCGGGTGGTGGGGTCGTAGCCGGGGGTGGTGAGGAGGGTGCCGTCGGGGCGTACGAGGGGGGTGTGGGTGACGCCGGCGAGGTGGCGGAGGTGGGGGAGCATGTCGGGTACGTCGACGGGGACGCGGGCGGCGCTGGTGGGGAACATGGCGGGGCGGGTGGTGCCGTCGGCGAGGGTGCGGTGGCAGGTCCAGGTCCAGGTGATGCGGGAGGCGAGGGTGGAGGCGGTGACGGTGCGGATCTGGGCTGGTCCGTCGTGGTCGCGCTGGTCGGTGCTGGTTGGTTGGTAGCCGTCTTCGCCTTCGGCTGGTGTGTGGACGATGTGCCCGCCGCGGTCGAGCATGCCGGCGAGGGGGCCTCGGCCGAGCTGGTTGCGGAGCCAGTCGGCGGCCAGGGCGGTGTTGGTGACGTCGAGCCGGGGGCGGGTTGGGGCGGGGTTGGTGGGGGTTGGTGGTGTGGTGAGGGTGGCGTCGGGGTCGTGGCCGAGGAGGGCGACCAGGTCGTCGTGGTTGCGGGTCAGCGGAGCGCCGTAGCCTTGCCGGGCGAGCTCGGCGGCTGCGGCGCGGTAGTCGCCGGCGTGGTAGAGCAGGGTCCAGGTGGCGAACTTGTGGTAGGACTCGCCGGCGGCCAGCGGGGGGGCGCTGGTGGTGAAGATGTGTAGCCGGTCGGTGCCCAGGGCGTTGGTGGTGGCTGAGGTGCCTGACGGTTTACCGGGGCGGGTCCAGTGGGTGACCTGCCCGGCCTGGTAGTGGGTTCGCCAGCCGGCCGGTTCGAGGATCTGCTGCCAGGTGGCGCGGCGGTTGAGGTCCTCACCGGGGTCGTCGTCGTTGCGCCTGGCCGGCCCGGCCGGTGCGGTAGGTGGCAGCAGTACCCTGGCTGGGGGCGCCGGAACGGGTGCGGGGGCCGGCCGGGTCAGGTCGTGGGCGGCCTGTAGTTGGTCGAGGGTGTACCGGGGGCCGTGCGTGCTCAGGAGCCGGCAGGGGCGGGCCAGGCCGGCCTTGCGGTTGACGGTGCCGGGGATGCGTAGGACGCGGGCGAGGTCACCAACGCCGCGGCCGTAGTGCCAACCGTGACCGGCGGCGGCCGCTTCAAGCGCAACCTGCCACCCGGTGGAGAGGCCCTTCACCTGATCGAGGAGCTCGGGTTGCTCAGCCAGCTCGGCGGACCGGTGTAGGAACCACAGCGCGTACAGGCCGCCGCCGGAGTGGATCCACACGGTGGGTTCGGGCAGCCCGGAGGTGGCGACGAGCCGGCGGCCGGCGGCCTCATCCGGTGGTAGATCTTTCCCACCGTGCCCGGTGGGGTCGTGTTGGTGGCCGGGGCCGGCGAGGTCAACATCTGCCCACAGCGCGGGCAGCGCCGCGGTGTCGACCGCGCCGCCGCGGCGGCCGGGTGCCAGGGCGGCGCGGAGGGTGGTGACGCGGGTGTAGATCCCTTCCCTGCCCTGCCCGTTCAGGTAGGTGACGTGCCGGGCGGCGGCTTCCAGGTCGGCGAACACCTGGCCGGTCCAGTCGCCGACCGAGCAGATGTGGGTGAGGCCGGCCGTGTTGCCGTGGAGCAGGTGCAGCCACCGTCTCACCGCGTCCGGGTCGAAAACGGCCGTGGCGGGGATGCTGTGCTGGTTCGGCAACTCGGGGGCCTTCCGGTGGTGGTGCCCCGGCCCCGGCCCCGGGGAAGTGGGGTCGGGGCCGGCGCCGGCGGGGGCGGGTTAGAACGGGACGGCGGTGGTGGCGGGGTGGGCCATGGCGGCGAGGATCGCCTGCCGCTGCTGGTCGGGCAGCGCGGCCCACACGCCCGGGTCGACACCCGGTGGCGGGCCGGCCTGGGAGAGCGGCGGCTGGTTGAGCAGCCCCCCACCCGCCGGCGCGGCCGCAACCGGAGCCGCCGCCGGGGCCGCCGGGGCCGCCGGTGGGGCTGCTGCCGGGGCCGCGGCGACCGGGGTGGCCTGCGCGCTCGGGGCTACCACGCGGGCGGCGGGCTGGGCGCCGTTGCCGCCGGCGAGCAGGTTGCCGGGGTCGATCGCCGGCGGGGCGTAGTCGGCGGCGTACACCTTCGGGTCGCCCTCAACCTGCCCGGCGCCGGAGACCCACCGCACGGCGATCCGGCCGCCGATGTGCAGGCCGTTGGCTCCGGCGCGCTGGACGGCTTCCCGCACGGGGGTCATCATCCGGGGTGGGATGAACAGGATCCGCCGGCCGTCGTCGGCCGGGTTGGCCGGGTCACGCTGCTCGGTCTGGATCGGCACCACGATCTGCATCTTCGCGTCCCCCGACGGCCAGAAGTCGAGCTCCTCACTCTTGTATTTGGTCATCTGCCGGGCCTTCGGCGGCTCGACGATGGTGCCAACCCACGTGTCACCCAGGGTTTCGAACTTGCAACTCGTGGCGCCGCCGCCCATCAGCAGTTCGTTGGCGGCGTCCTGTGGCTGTGTCATGACTGTCCTCTCTGGTTGGTGTTGCACTTGGCGATCGCGGCGTACTTGGCGATCGCGGCCTGAAGCTGCCCGGGTGGGATCCGCCCGGGCCGGTAGGTCTTCGCATGGCCACGCGGCGCCTGGGTGATCAGACCGGTGTGGTCGGTGTAGAAGTAGTCGTACTTTTCGGTGCGGTAGCCGTCCGGGCCGATGCTGAGGGCGGTGCGGATGCGGATCGAGTAGCCGCCCCGGTCGGACGTCGAGATGGCCGGGTTTGGGCCGAACGCGGCCAGCTGGAACCGGTGCTCGATGTCGGTGAGCTGGATTTCGCGTGGCGGTGTGGGTTTGGGCATGAGTGGCCGTCCTTTCTGGAGTTTCCGTCTGGTCTTGTACGGAAGGTCGCCGGGGGTGATCTGCGGCGGGCCGCCGCCGGCCGGCCGGTAGGTGCTCACAGGAGCCCCCGGGTCTGGTAGGCGGCGCGCTGGGCGGTGTTGCCGGGGCAGCCCGAACCGTCGGCCGGGCCACCCGGGCGGCGGAACGGGCACCAGTCGCACGTTTCCTGCGACACGTGGGCGGGTACGGCCGCCCACAGGGCGGGGCTGGTGTTCAGGTTCAGGTTGCGGATCAGGTCCTGGGTGGCGTAGTACCGGTCCAACGCGGCGATGGCGATACGCGGCTGGTACGCCTCGGTCCACTCGACGGTGTCGTCGTAGTCGTGGCTGCGGGCCAGCAGCACGAGCCGGACCCAACGCACGGGCCGGCCGGCGCGGGCGTGCCCGTAGCCGTACAGGTGGGCCTGGACCCGGTAGTCGGGTGAGACCAGCTCGTGGTTGGGTACGGTGCTGCGGCCGGCTTTGCGGCGGGCGGTGACGCCGACGTATTTCCAGTCGACCACCATGTTGTGCTCGACGTCGTAGGCGTCGCCGGCGCCGGCGATCTCCGCATCGACCTGCACCCGCTGCTCGATCAGCCACCGCACCCGGCCCAGCTGCTGGTTGTGGTGCTCGAGAGCCTGGGCCATCATCACGTGCATGGCGGTGCCCTGCATCGGCGCCCACGGCGGCCGGGCGTCCGGCAGCTGCCGCGGCAACCCGGCCAGCTTCATGCCGATCTGCCGCTGGCAGGGGGTTCCCAGTTCGCTGGGGCCGAGGGCGGTCTGCTGGGAGCGTGGCCGGGCCGCGTCCAGGCTGGTGAGTACGCCACGCATCTGGTCGACCGTCGACGGCGGCTGGCCGCGGTATGCGGCCGGTGGGCCGGCGATCGACACCCCACCATCAGCCGGTGGCATGTCCAGCAGGTTGAGCCCGGTCACCGGGGGTCGTCCCTTCCTTCGAAGCGTTTCGCCGGGTGGCCCGCGGCCGGGAAAACGGCCGCGGGTCACCCGCGTTCGGGTTTGGTCAGCCGGTGGTGTGGCCGGCGAGGATCGGCTGGGGCAGCTCGTTGTCGAGGCTGGTGATGTAGGGCTGCCAGGCGCGGTCGGCCGCCTGCTCGGGCCGGTCGAGCACGTAGCCCAGGAACAGCCGGCCGTCGGTGATGCGGTACCGCAGCCGGGCGGTCAGCTCCTCGGCTGTGCCGTCGCCGCGGAACACCTCCAGGCCGAGGACGAAGTGGGTGGGGATGGTCAGCTCCCCGCGGGCACCGGCGGTGCCGGTGGTGTCCTCGACGTAGGTCAGGCGCCGCTGACCGTCCTGGATTCGGTACCCACTGGAGAAGGCGACCTTGGTGTTGGCGTGCAGGGTCTGGGCGACCTCGAGCATCTCCGCCCCGGCCGGGCTGGCAATGTCGGGCAGGTGGTCCTCAATGAACTCGGCGAAGCCGGCCTGGGGTAGCAGCTTCCGGTCGTGGTCGCGCCAGTCGACCCACTGCCGGGTGTGCTGCAGGGCCAGGGTGACCCGGTGTGCGCACCAGTCCGGTTCGCCCTGGCCGGGGGCGTCGATCTGCGCCTCGATGGCCAGCGCGGTACGCATGGCGTAGATTTCGGTGGCCGTGGTGCCGTGTTTGGCCAGGTAGGTGACGAAGCTGGCGACGTCGTCGACGACCACGCGGCGGATGGTGCGCTTAGGGTGGTCGCGGTGCTGGTCGCCGGTGAGGTCGACCAGTTGGGTGCCACGTTGGGTGGTGATCGCGTAGTAGCCGCCGAGGTTGAGTTGGGCTGGTTCGGCGGCGGCCAGGCCGGCGTCGACCGCCGCCTGCACATCACCGGTTCCAGGATCGGTGGTCATGCGGTTGCGTCCTTCCGGGTGTTGTCCGCGTCCTGTAGGGCGCGTAGGGGCAGGGTGGGCTGGTTCGGGTCGTGGCGGGTGAGGTTGCCGGCCTGGTCGGCGAAGAAGATCGACGGTGGCAGGCCCTGCCGTGGCGGTTTCGCCTCGACCCGGGCGGTGACGGTGAGCGCCTCGGCGCCTTTCCCGGCCAGGTCGACGGTGAGGGTGAGGGTGAGGGTGCCTTTGCGGCCGGTTTCCCGGACCGCGGCGGTCAGCCCGGCCAGGTGCTCGGACAGCTGGTTGTGCACCTGGCCGCGGGCCAGCTCCTGTAGCACGGCGCCGAACGGCCGCACCTGTGTGTCGCTATCGGACATCGGTCTCCTCGTCGGGTCGGATCATGGTGGTGAACAGCTGGATGGCTGAGGTCTGCAACTGGTCGACGGTCGGCGCGAGCACGTCCCTGGCGGCGGCCCTGGCGGCGGCCCCGGCGGCGGCCCCGGCGGCGGCCCCGGCGGCGTCCCAGGCGGCGTCCCAGGCGGCGGCCCCGGCGGCGGCCCCGGCGGCGGCCCCGGCGGCGGCCCCGGCGGCGGCCCCGGCGGCGGCCCCGGCGGCGGCTGCCCGTTCACGGGCGGCTCGGACCACCGGGG